AAATTCTTGTTGTCCGATGAATTGATCTTCATCGTTTCGAAGGTAGACCACGTGAACACGTCGGCGTATGTCTCGCGCCACTCTTTCTTCCAGGCCATGTAGGTGTTGATGGGGATCACGGCAGCGTGTCGCAGGCCACCCGTGCTTTTCGGCGCGATGTCATCGCGAATATGCTTCGCGTGCTTCAGAATCGCGTCGTCTACCGCAGTCGGCGTGAATTCTTCAGTGATGAGTTCGTCATCGCTGACATGGATGTAATGTTCTATGCCAGTCGGACTGGTGTAATCAAGAAAGTGCTTCACTCTGCGTTGCCCTTGCTTGGGCGATGCGCTCGCGGCGTGCTGCTCGACGGGAGACAGCGGCAGTCGGTACCTTGCTGGCAAGGGCTGCGTCTAAACGTGCTTGGTCACGGACGATGCTGGCCTGTAGCGCCGCAACATCCACCGCTTCCCCCGCTTCATCCGAGTCAACTGCGTCTACGTCACCCGGTTCCGGCTCGGTGCCGGGCGGATGAGCTATCGGGCCTGCCTGCGCCGCCATGAATTCCATGACTTCTTCGTGCGCGTCGAGCATCTTTTCCGCGTCTTCATCGCTTTGGGATTTAAACGTAGGCGAGCATAAGCGCGCCTGTTCTATCGATTCGAAATCCAACGGTCGGTTCGGGGCGTCCATGGTGAGTTCCAGTTTCCCGGTACCCCACAAGATGGCGAACAACGAATCGTTTTCGTCCAAGAACAACACTTCGCCCGGTTCCAGCTTGCGCCGTTTCCGGTCACCCCCCATGTGAAGTCCAGAGGTGGACACAGAGTTGCCCATAGACTTGATCTTAATGTTCGGCATAACTGCTCCAAAGTGGGGGGGCGTTTAAACGCCCCCCGGTTGGTTTAGGTCGCCAGCATCGCCGTTGTTTCATCGATGTCAGCGTAGTGCGCGCTTGCCGCCTCGTTGTTGGATTTCAGACCCCAGTCCACCAAGATGTGCCGACGCTCTGCGTCGCCAATCTTGCTGATGGTTTCGGTCTTGTACCCGTCAAGGTAGGTGACATCCCAGAACTCGTTGTCGAGTATCCAGCCGTCGCGCTCCCGTTGGAAACGATTCGGAACGATGTCCAGAACCGTGAAGTCGGACACGTACACGTCCACCGCACCAACGACCGAAACGCCGCCCCGATTGACGGGACCCTGGTCTTGGTACTGCGTAGCGATCCGTGCGTCCGCGCCGAACATGTACGAAGAAAACTTCTGCTTCATGACCGGACCCAGCATAAGCATGTTCGGATTACCGCCAGCTATATAGCAATCCGCCAACTGCTCCAGCAAACGGTCTTCGTGCATCGCCACCGGGATCGTGCCATCGGTTTCACCCGTGGTCGGTTCCCCATACGTGGTGTTCGACAGTGCCGGTTCAGCGCCACCACTCTCACGATGAGTGTTGGTTTTGATCCAGCCCCGCAGTCCTGCGGTTTCCGATGGCGTGGTTGAGTTGCCCGCGACAGTCGCGTTGCCCTGGCAAATCTCAAACTCGACGTCCCGGCGCAGTTCCTTACCTTTTTTGGCGATCTGGTAGGAAAGCTCTGCCCGGCGACCCGCCTTATTGACGATGTTGGCGCGTCTCGACACAGCGAGATACTTGATGCTGATCTGCATGTAAACGCCGATGCGGAACGCTTCGTCGGATTCGTCCGAACCGAAGTCAGCACCGTCAATCACGGCGTTTGATGCGGCGGCAGCAAGTTCGTCAATCTGCCACTCTCTCAGCGTTTGCTTGGAAGTCCCCCGGCCAAAGTTGGCCTGCGCGGGTACTTCCGTCGGGGTGATGTTGTAGATCACATCCGACAGGTCTTCTCTCACGTTGTCTCCCGACGTCGCGAGGTCGTATCTATCAAAGTTGGAACTTGACACAAGAATGCCCTCTAAATAATGCCCATTTGTTCAATAACCTTAGCCGCGTCGCGTTCGTGGTGCGTCTCATTGAAGCGTTTTTTCAGCCGGTTCAAACTACCTTTCTTGCCCGCGTCTGTGCTTCGCTGTTTGCCCGGCTTGAGGTTGAGCTTCGGCACCGTTGCTTTGATGCGCGTCGATGTTTCCTTCGCCCGAGTTTTCAGCTTGCGGAGTTCCGCTACTTCAACACGCAAATCCGCGAGTTCAACCAGCCCCCGCACATAGCGAGAATCGAACACCTTCACCTCGTCGGCGGCAAAGCCTAACGATGTAATGGTGTCTTTCACCTTCGTTTTGTGGGAGTCACCCCAATCGGGGTAGACCTCTTGGAGAGATTTCGCCTCACGGGTCACGTATTCCTGCATAAGCTGCGTTCGATACGCTTCGTACTGCTGTGCGGCTTGAGCGCGTGCTTGCTGGAGTTGACCCGCCCGCTGACGTAGTTCGTTTTCACGAAGCATGTACTCAGCAGGGTCAGACTCACGCAGTGCTACAAGCCGAGGTTCCTGCGCCTCGGATAGTATGAACTGCTCCACCATTTGGAACTGCTGCGCTAATGCTGCGGCCTGTCCGTTCATGGTTTCTAATCGCGCGGCGCTTTCAGTGTCGAAAACGCGACGTTCATCAGCGAGCTTCGCTCGGTTGCCCTGGACATCTTCGGCGTTCTTGTGACCTGTAACTAGGTCCGCCAGTTTCAACGTGATTTCATCGCCATTCGAATCTTCGTACGTCAGGTTTAAACCACGCAGCGTGTCTTCATCGACATCTATGGCTTCTGCTAACTGGGCGAATGATTCGATGGGGCTTTCGTCGTCTCCACCACCGGCTGTAGGTTCACCAGAATCATCGTCAGATGTTGCGTCGCCCTGTCGGGCGGCGGCTTCCGCTGCGGCACGGTCTTCGTCGGTCTGACCGGCCTTGCCATCGTCACCAGAGTCGTCTGCGGTAAAACGGCCCTTGTTGTCACGTTGTCGGCCTTCGCCTTCACCGTGTTCGGGGTCCAACGCCCTCGACGGAACGCCATCGTTGACGTTCCCATCGTCACCCAACAAATCCCCGATTTGATTCGCTGCGCCTTGTACGGTCAGCGATCCTGCGGGGTCTGCGGCTTGGTCAGACATCATCCCCTACCTCAATTTCCGACTCCGCAGCGCGCGGACGGAAATTATGCTCTCGTAAAGTTTGACCCTGCGTTTTCTTGGTCAGAGCACGCTTTACGCCATTCAGGGTTCTCAGCGTGCGACATAGTTCGCGTTCTAGCTCGGTGGTTTCTTGAGTTCCGTCCTGTACCAGACCTTCGATCTGTTGCACGACTTCCGTCTTTACCGCAAGCATCGCGTCTACAAACGCAGGATCGTCTAGCAAGCGTTGAGCCTGCTCTGCCTTCATCGTCGGGTCGGATGCCGGTTTCACGTCTCCGCGAATGTGCGCGTTCTTACGTGCGGTTGATGCCTCACGTTTTTCGCGTTCTTCGCGTTTTCGATCTTCCCGCAGAGGGTTGTAAGCCCCCGACCGTGTTGAAGGCGCTCCCGGCACTAGAGGTACCGGTCAGCCGTCTGACGGGTTTTCTTGTTCCCGCCATGTCCCGTGGGATCACGGCCTTTGTTGCCAATCGGCTTGCCGGTATTCCCACGTTTCGATCCGCCGTAGCTCATTTTGCTGTGCTTCGAGTGATCCATAGTTTTCGCTCCGCAATACGTTTAAACAAGCGGCATGGATATTACCCCCAGGCCGCACCCCCGCGCTAGTGCAATTTGTCCGTCACACTAATGCGCATGCTCGTTGGCTGCCCGTCTTCGTTGTTCTCAATCTCTACTCCGAATTCTCGGGGGCGCGGAGGGAACACGATATCGGGCATCGTGTAGTCTTTTGCTAACAGCTTTTCCACCGCTTCTTGGTGGAGGTCTAAACGCTGTCCGATCTCCACCAGAATGCGTGCGTTCTCCGTCATCGCGGTGACCAGCACCGCCAGGATGTCTTTGACGAAGCCCTGCATGACCTTGGTGATCGCTGTCGCCGCTTCGTTGTCGATCTTCACGTCAACCTGGGGGGCGGGCGGTAGCGGTGCATCAGGTCTGCGCTTTAGCTCATCCTTCAGACCCATCGCTGTCCTCCGTGATGCGCTTGGCTTCCTGATACGTCTCGCTGCCTTCAACCCGCTTCAAGCCCGCTTCGGCATTTGTCTCGCCGATCTGGGCACGCTTGAGGTCGGTATCCGCGTCCACGTTGTCGCGTTTAGACGCATCGTTACGCTGCTTGAGCGAAAAGTCTTCCTGCCACTTGCGGACATCGGAGCGCAATTTGCTCATATCCAGTTCGACACGCTTGCCGTCGATTTGCACTCCCTGCTGCTTGATCTGGAGTTCGCCCTGCGTCTTCATGCCGTTGATTTGAAGGTTGCCCTGCATTTCCTGCTGCTTGCGCTGTGCGTCCGCTTCCAGCGATTTGGCGTTGGCTTCGGCCACGATCATGTTCGGGTCCGGCGGTGGTTCGGGCGGTCCTTTCCACCCCGGCTTGGACGGGTCGAGGAAATACTGATTCACGTCGCCCAGGTTCGCCGCTTCGATCAGCTTGCGCAGCGCGTTGAAAACTCTCTTGTGATCGGCCAGACCTTGGCCCATCGCTTTTTCCTGCATGACGATCAACTGGAACAGCAGTTGCACCATGACCTGTTTGTTGTTGAACCCCAGCCCGACGTTCACCGTCAGTTCCGTGCGATCCCGCCAGCCTTCCGGGTCCACCGATATCCACTCGCCGCGCATCTTGACCGCTTTTTCGATGTCTTGATGCTGGCGCATCAACTGGTGAACTTTCAGCATCAGTTGCTTGATGCCGGTTTCGGCAAAGATACGGACCAGCATTTCAGTGCGCTGTGAGGCGTCGTCCAGGGCTTGCGCGAACGCGCCCGCCGTTGCCTGCTGCAACACCTGGGGGTCTACCGAAAGCTCGGGAGCGACGCCCGTACGCAGTTTCTTCTGCTCGCCCATGTGCTGGATGATGGGCAGGATTTCGCCCAGGATGGACGTCTGGGGTTCCGCGAACATCGCCATCTGAGCGTTGCCGCGCACCGGGATATATTCGGCGGACGTGTCCAGCATGGCTTCCATGGTCATGCCGTCTTCAGTCAATGAGTCTTCGCTGATCAGCTTCTTGCCGATGTTGACCTTGTAGGTGTTGTCCAGCAGTTGCCGGGTCAACGTGGTCATCAGCAGTTGGAGGTCTTTGGTGATGTCCGCGTACGACAGGCCGGTGTGCTTGTGCGCCATCAGAATCGACGCCAGGGCTATCATCGGCTGGTAGTTCACTTCCTCGTTTTCGAAGATGTGATCGCCGATCAGAACGACCTTGCGGAACTCCCCGATGCCGTCTCCGTCGTAGTCAAACCACACGTAGCATTCGTGGACCCAGTAGGTACGCATCGATGGATCGTCTTCATCCGACGCGTCCGGGTCTTCGTCTTCGTAGAACAACCGGTTGGTACGCTCATCGTTCCACTGGTAGTCCTCGCCGCCGCCTACTTCCTCCAACTCATCTTTGTCGATGCCTTCCAGCACCAGTTGTGTAAACGTCTTACGCACCCGGTGGCAGACGAAATCCGCTTCATCCAAATCTAGTGAAGTCAGGTCATTATCGACCAGACATTCTTCAGGCGGCACCGGCAGCAGCCGCAGTTCCATGATCTTTTTGGTAGTCCGCACCCGGAGGTCGAAGATTTCAACTTCTACTTCCTGTGGCGTCATCTGGCCGGTTTGCGGGTCTGGTAGGTCGAGTTCAACGATCTCCGTGTGTGAATCCTGTTCCAGAATTTCGACGTCTTCATCATCGACCAGCATTTGCAGACCGATTTCATCCGTGGTGATCCGACCCACGTCCGTCTTGATAGCTTCTTCCATGTAGACTTTGAGGTACCCGTTCGGGTACATCAGTGCGTCTTTAAACCAATCGTGAAGCGCCAGGAAACCCTTGCCCTTGTTGGATTTCAGGATTTCGTGGTTGGTGATATCGGTTTCTTGCTCTGACGTTTTTTCGTCGTCTTCGCTAACCGGATCAAACACGACGATACGATCACCACTTGTGAACACCCGCAAAACGGATGGAAGCACCCATTCCACGGTTTCCAGCACTTCGCGCGTATCGAATTTCGAATAGCCCTCTCGACTCGGGACCGTGCCCTCTTTTCCAAGGTAGAGGTTGAGGTTTTCTTGCCGGACATCCGACAGGTCCCCGTCTTCGTCATTCATCGACTGGAAGATTTTCCGCCCCAGGAACCCCACGATCTGGTGATCGCTCATTTCCTCGCCGGGCGTACGATTAACGGGTGTGTCACGCCGGACGGTACCGCCGGGCGCTCCATGGGACGCGGCAATTTGTCTAGCCATTACAGGATATGCTCATATCGACCTTGGGAGGTTCTGGCGCGTTTGCGGTCTTCGCGGTCGCGCATGTACTGCCGGGGATTGCCATCATGCGTACTGCCCCCAGCTTCAACCAACTGCTCTTTAAACGTCGCCATGTTTCCCCGGAAGCCTTGAGCAAACATTCGGAACGCATCGGAACCGTTGGAAGCCCAGTTATGTTGGGGTGTCTGGCGAAAGGTCTTGTGGAGGTCGTCATAGACGTACTCGTACCCCGCTAAGGCCCGCAGGCCGATTTCGCACCGTTCTTCATCGAAATAGCACGTGTCGAACTTCCGCCGCGTCAGCTCGATGCCGTTGTTTAAATGCCTAATTTTCGGCACGACGACGATAGGCTTTAGCCCAGCTTCCTGCAATATCTGTTTCCGCGAGCGGTTGTGCGCCGAACTGATGTCCGTTACCTCCACGTCGAACGGCAGATAATGGCTGCCATAGTGCCAGTCGTATTCGTCCTTGAAGTCCCGCAGCTTGTGGACGTAGTAGGTCAGATCGACCAGCCGGTACTCAAAGTAGAGAACGAAATGGTTACGCGACCCAACCAACTGATGGAACCAGATCGAGTTCACGTCGTTGCGCCCCAGGTCCCAGAACGT